TTTGTCGCCGTCGGTCGATTACCGACAGCATCCATCTGGGGTTCACGCAAGGGCGGCGTACGGGGGTATAACCTAATGCGAAGGCAAGTGCTGGCGCTTACTTACCCACCCAAGCTACAGAAGCGTCGCATTTTTTAAAATAAGACAGAGGTGTGGATCGACACCGAGAAGCTGTATGAGGTCCTGTATTCATTCCAAATGGAGGGTTAAGACATGGGAAACAAGATTAAATACAACCTGAAAAACGTTCATGTCGCTAAGCTCACAGAGACGGAAGTGGAAGGGGTGCGTTCTTACAACTATGCGACGCCCAGGGCGATCCCCGGAGCGGTCAGTCTCTCGCTTGATGCCGAGGGTGAGTCCACACCGTTTTACGCCGACGGTATCGTGTATTTCCGCTCTGTGACCAATAACGGCTATTCCGGTGATCTTGAGATGGCGCTGATCCCTGACTGGTTCAGGACGGAGATCCTGCAGGAGGCTCTGGACAAGAAAGGTGTCCTGGTCGAGAAGATCACAACAAAGGAGAGTGTGAAGTTCGCACTTCTTTTCGAGTTCGACGGCGACATCAACTGCATCCGCCACGTCATGTATAACTGCAGTTCTTCCCGTCCATCCATCGAGTCGGAGACCAAGGAAGACACCATCGAGCCAGGTACGGAGAAGCTGACGATCGCGGCGGATCCCAGGGCGGACGGCCTGGTGAAGTCCAAGACCGGCGAGACTACCGATGCGACAACCTATGCGAACTGGTACCAGTCCGTTTACGTACCTGATATCGAGGAGGAAGAGTGATGATAGAGCGCACGATCAACATTTCCGGTAAGGATGTTCTGTTCCGATCCTCGGCTACAGTGCCGAGGCTCTACAGGGCAAAGTTCAAAAGGGATATCTTCAAGGACCTCTCCAAGCTTGAGAAGTCCTACAGTAAGAGGAAGAAGGGAGAAGAGGAACTGCAGATCGACGATCTGGAGATCTTCGAAAATGTAGCCTATATCATGGCCTATCATGCAGATCCTTCCATCCCGAAGACTATCGATGAGTGGCTTGATCAGTTCGAGATGTTCTCAATTTACCAGGTGCTTCCGCAGATCCTTGAGTTGTGGGGCGACAATCTGATGACGGATGTAACGGCAAAAAAAGGACTGGCAGAAGTGAGCGGGAAATGACCACGCCGCTGTTCCTTCTGCGATGCTGTGAGGTCGGGATCTCTATACGGGATCTCGACCTTGTTACGATCGGGTTGGTGCTCGATATCTGGACAGAGAAGTCCAACGACGGCGTGAAATACAGGCGGGTTGCAGATCAGGCGGATTTCGATAAGTTCTAGGTGACGAGTTCTAGGTGACTTGAATGGGCATTTTTTTGACCAGTAAGCATAATACAAATGGGTTTTTATTTGATTATGATAGGATTATAATTAAACTTTGTAAGGCATCTTTGCATTAACTGTAGGAGGAATAATTATATGGCACTAGTGACCTGTCCGGAATGTGGGAGAAAAAATGTTTCAGATTCTGCAGTTGCTTGCCCTGATTGTGGATTTGGCATTAGGGAGTATTATACGAATATCAAAGAGCAACAACAAAAAGAAGAAAAGGAAAAAGAATACAGAGAGCATGCGCGATCTGTTGCCCAAAATCTTGATGATGACATAAAAAAACATCAAGCCAAAAGAGCGGAATTACTTGCTCAAAAAGAGGCTCAAAAAACTATTAATGAAAATCAAATTAGCCAGGAGACTATTAAGGAGTCTGGCGTTGAAGAAGAACAAGACAAAAAGAGACTAATTGAACAATGTAAAATAGAAGTAAAAAAGGATGCGCAAGCAGAATTAATAACCAGATTAAAAAAGAAACGGATAGAGTTTCTTCTTCTTATTGTAGCATTGTTTCTTACAATATCTGCGCTATTGCTAATTGACGAAATGTTAAAAATAGGAAATGGGCTAGACTTGTTTGGCTTTTTTGGAGTTGTGGTAGGTGGCTTTATGTGTATTGGCTCATTAGGGCTTTTGAAGGAATATGACGAGAGTATTAAAGCAGCAGAGAAAGGGCTTGATGAGTACAACAAGTTAATCCAACAGCGTATAACAGCTGAAGCTGATGCTAAAGAAAAAGAGAGGATTAAGCGTGAGATTGAAATGATGAATAATGTCCCTTGTCCTGTTTGTGGAAGCCGAAATACATACAGGATTGATCCAGTAGAAAGAGCTGTATCAGTGAAATTATGGGGGATGGCTTCCAGTAAGATTGGAAAGCAATATCAATGCAGGAATTGTAAACATATGTGGTAAAACTATTACTAGTAATGACGAGCATCAGCCAGAAATGGCTGGTGCTTTTTTCGTGCCCTGAAAGTAGGTGATGAGGTATGGCAGGAGGAAGAATTAAGGGAATTACGGTCGAGATCGGCGGCGACACTACAGGTCTTGATAAAGCTCTGAAAGGTGTAAACTCCACGATCAAAACTACGCAGTCTTCTCTGAAGGATGTAAATAAGCTCCTAAAGCTGGATCCCGCCAATACGAACCTCGTCACCCAGAAGCAGAAGCTCCTGAATGATGCAGTCAACGCCACAAAGGAAAAACTCGAGGCGCTTAAGACTGCCCAGGAGCAGGCAAGAGAGCAGCTGGAAAAAGGAACTCTCGGCCAGGACAAGTATGATGCACTTCAGAGGGAGATCATCGAGACAGAGGAAGAGCTGCGTCGTCTGCAGCAGGAAGCCGAGACGACCAGCAGTGTTCTTTCTAAGATCGATGAGGCTGGAAAGAAGATCGAGAAGGCCGGTGATACGATCACAGGTGTAGGGAAGGCAGTAATGCCGGTATCGTCTGCTGTTGCAGGTCTAGGTGCTGTCTCCATAAAGACGTCAGCGGACTTTGATTCTGCCATGAGCCAGGTGGCAGCTGTATCTGGAGCGGTTGGGGAGGACTTCGATGCTCTCCGGGAAAAGGCTCGTGAGATGGGAGCCAAGACCAAGTTTTCTGCTTCTGAGGCAGCAGATGCCATGAACTACATGGCTATGGCCGGCTGGAAAACAGAGGACATGCTCTCCGGTATCGAAGGCATCATGAACCTGGCTGCAGCTTCCGGGGAGGATCTCGCAACCACGTCGGATATCGTGACAGATGCCCTGACTGCTTTTGGACTATCCGCACAGGACTCTGGGCATTTTGCAGATCTTCTTGCTGCGGCTTCTTCCAACGCCAATACGAATGTCTCCATGATGGGCGAAACATTCAAGTACTGTGCGCCGATCGCTGGAGCGTTGGGATATACAGCGGAAGATACAGCTGAAGCGATCGGCCTTATGGCCAATGCCGGTATAAAATCCTCCCAGGCAGGTACCTCCCTTCGTACCATCATGACAAGGCTTCAGGGAGAACTGGAACTGTCCGGAGAAGCCCTCGGTGATGTGATGATCCAGACTGCGAATGCGGACGGATCCATGAGGGAGTTCTCTGATATCATCGCAGACTGCAGGAGTGCTTTCTCCAAGATGACGGAGTCCGAGAAAGCAGCAGCAGCGGAAACCCTGGTAGGCAAGAATGCCATGTCCGGATTCCTGGCGCTGATGAACGCGGCGCCGGGAGATATTGAAAAGCTGGAAAGCGCCATCTCTACCTGCTCCGATGAAGTGGATGGTTACAGCGGAGCCGCTGAGAAGATGGCGGCAGTCATGCAGGATAACTTGAATGGCCAGATCACGATATTGAAGTCACAGCTGCAGGAGCTGGCGATCTCATTCGGAGATGCCCTGATGCCGGCTGTCCGGAAGGTTGTCACTGCAGTCCAGGGATTTGTTGATAAGCTGAACGGCATGAGCGAAAGTCAGCGGAACACGATCCTACGGATTGGCATGCTTGTGGCAGCCCTGGGACCTTTCCTTGTGATACTCGGTACGTGTATCTCTAAGGTCGGCATCGCCATGCAGGGCTTTGTAAAGCTGGCCGGTGCCTTTGGAAAACTGAAAGTAGCTGTGGAAAATGCCCATGGCGTACTTGGAAAGATTGGAGCAGCACTGGGAGGTGTATCCGCACCGGTGCTAGCCGTTGTAGCAGTGATCGCAGTCCTTGTGGCTGCGTTTTTACATTTATGGAGAACGAATGAGGGATTCCGGGAAGCGATCACCTCCACCTGGGAAAAGATCAAATCCACTATTTCCACATTTGTGGAGGGGATAAAAGAGCGGCTCAGTGCCTTGGGCTTTAGCTTCTCTGATGCAGCAAACTTCATCCGGCTTATCTGGGAAGGCCTCTGCCAGTTCCTGGGACCGATCTTCATAGGAGCTTTTAATGCCATTGCCGTAAACATTGAAACGATACTTGGTGTGATCACAGGGATCTTTGATGTATTCAGCGGGCTGTTCACAGGAAATTGGGACCTGTTGTGGCAGGGTGTCAGCGAGATCTTTTCTTCCATCTGGAACGGAATCACCGGGACATTCACCAACATCACCAATACGATGAAGAACGTACTCAATGTATTCCTTTCCTTCATCGGAACCAATATCACGAATGTCTTGAATGCGGTGAAGGCTGTGGTGGTCTCGGTACTGTCTTACATAAGGAGCTTTTTCTCCAATGCGTGGAGCAGTATCCGGAGCACTACCTCTTCAGTCTGGAGCTCGATAAGAGCTGCGATAGTACAGCCGATCGAGAGCGCGAGGGATGCGGTAAGGAACGCGATCGATAAGATCAAAGGTTTTATGGACTTCGAGTGGAGCCTGCCGCACCTAAAGCTCCCTCATATCAGTGTTTCCGGTTCTGCGAATCCGCTGGACTGGTTAAAGGGCAGCGTCCCGCATTTTAGCGTGGACTGGTATAAGACAGGCGGCATTTTCAACTCACCTTCCATCATCGGTGTAGGCGAGGCAGGATCGGAGGCGGTAATTCCGCTGGACGCCTTTTATTCCTACATGGACAGGGCGGTGAACAGGATCATTGCAGCATCCTCTGGTGGAGATAATGCAGCAGTCATCTATGAGGCAGTCAAGGCCGGCATGCAAGATGCTGATATTGGAATCAGCCTGAACGGGCGTGAGTTTGGCAGGACGCTCAAAGGAATGGGGGTGAGCCTTACATGATTCTTAAATATATAAGTTCAAGGGGAAGGGAATTCTCTTTCATGAGCAGTGGCCTCAAGGTGAAGGAGTCAAACTTCCACTCCTCGGGTTGGACGCCGGAGGGAAGGGAGATCGAGTACGGACTCAGGGTCAGCCGCTTTAAAAGGGAGCCGGTCACATACCAGGCACAGCTGGTCCTTATGGGGACGCAGGAGGAGAACTTCACGCTCCTTGATGCTTTCCATGATGCTCGGGTATTTGACATCAGGAACAGGAGACCGGGAAAGGTCTACTGGAATTCATATTATGCGGAATGCTATATCACCTCGATAGACCCTCAGCCGGATGAGTTCAGGCAGAAGGTGAACATCGAGGTGTATTGCCCCTATCCTTTCTGGATCAAGGAAGAAGTGGTCAAGTTTTATGATTCTGCCTCATATATGGATTCAGGCTTTCTGGATTATGAATTTGACTACAACCACGACTATAAGGGAAGAACAGCCGGTGAGGGAAGGATCACAAACGATACCAGTGTCCCCTGCAAGATAAAGATCATGATCTATGGGCCGGCAACAAATCCTAGGATCAGTATCGCGGGTCAGCATTACAGTGTTTTCTGCACCCTGGTAGAAGGCGAGACTCTCACGATCGACCAAGTAAACGGGACGGTGATACGGGAGACCGGGGAGCTGGGAAACAGGAAGAAGATCAATGAGTTCAATAACCGCAGCAAGGAAGAGAGTATCTTTACTCCGGTCCCGATCGGACAGAGCGTGGTGAACTGGTCAGGCAAGTTCTACTTTGAGATCACAATGTATAAGGAAAGGGATGAAGCAAAATGGAAAGAGTAATTCTTGCCAATGAGGCTTTGGCTGAAATCTGCTTCCTTGATTATGATATCGACCTGGATCTTGGAGATACGAACGACTTTGTGATCTACATTCCCTATCCGGAATGGGATGGCGCCTTGAAGCCTAGGATGTTTGCCTATGTTCCAGGTACAGAATATGGGGGCATCATCCGCTCGATCAGCGGGAATACTAAAGAAGACCAGGTCCAGGTCACGGGAACTACATGGAGGGGGATGCTGGCCCAGCGCTTTATCTGTCCTGCTGCAGGAAATGACTACTTTACCGTATCGGGCGATCTGAACACATGCATCCGGACAGTATTGGGAAACACTTTCAGGGGATTCTTTACTGTTTCGGAAAAAAGCACGGGAGTAAATCTGAATGGATACCAGTTTGAACGGTACTGTTCGATGCTGGATGGCCTTACCAAAATGCTGCACAGCAAAGGGTATAAATTAAAGATCCTCTATGAGCAGACACAGGAAGGAGGCCATGTGGTCCTGTCAGCTGAGCCGGTCAAAGATCTGTCAGATAAAGTTCAGATCTCCCAAGACTACCGGCTGGATTTCATCAGCAAAAAGGACTACGGGTTTGTCAACCACCTGATTTGCCTCGGATCTGGCCAGCTGAGCAACAGGACCGTGGTAGATCTTTATGCAAGTTTAAACAGAGAGATCAGCCAGACAAAAACGATCATAGGAGCGAATGAGGTCCAGGCTGTGTATGACTATCCAAACGCAGCAGACAGTACTGAACTGATCCGTGAAGGGACAAAGCGGTTTAAAGAACTGATCAGCACGGATGAGATGGAGGTCTCCCTGGAAGGAGGATCCGATATCAATGTCGATATCGGGGATGTCATCGGCGGCCATGACTATATCACCGGGGTCGATATAAAGGTAACAGTGACGAAGAAGGTCTTCAAGATCAATGGGGGCGTTTCTTCAATTGAGTATGGATTGGAGGAGATACAGTGAAGATCGTAACAGGATACAGGGGAGAGCCCCATATCACAAGCCAGGACCATCAAAGCTTTTACCAGGGGGTGTTTGGAAGAGAGATGTACGTCCTTGGAACAGGAAATGAATTTGCGGCAACACTCACGGATACCAACACTATCACAGTCAGTGACGGGGACGGAATCATGCAGGGCTGCCATTTCAGGATAGATCTCGGGGAAGAAGAAGAGATCGTTATGCCGCCGGGAAGTAGCGGCATGTACCGGAACGATCTATTGGTCGCAAGGTATACGAAGGATGCGGAAACTGCTGTGGAGGATGTTCAGCTGGTGTCGATCACCGGGACGCCGACGGAAGGGAGGCCTGATCTCCCGAGCTACCACAGCGGAGAGATAGTGAACGGCGAGACCGTAGACTTCCCCTTATACAGAGTGCATTTCAGCGGATTTACGATCGACGAGATCGTGCCGCTGTTTTTCATTCTGCCTTCGTTTGAAGCGGTCTATCAGAGCCATGAAGCACTGGCTGACAATGTAGATCAGGGCTTTGCAGCCGTAAATACGAGCATTACCCAGAAATACAACACCCTGAATAACAGCATAAACCAGCTGCTGAACTGGAAGTTCCTGAAATCAGCTAATGGTACCGCCTCAGCAACGTTTCCGTTGTCTACAACCCATGAGATAGCGGTTGTAACAAAGATATCAGTGCTCAATGGCCATCCTGTCTATGCATCGAAGATCATCCCGGTAGTCTTTATAGATTCCGGTGGAGTGGAGTGCCTCTTTGTCACAAGATGGGGAAATGATTATGACGGCGACGTTGTCTGGATGGCCCGGAAAACCAGCAGCAATGTTATTGTCTATCTTTATGTCGCGTATAACGGGACCACAAATGCCACTTCAGGTGCGACGACCTGGTACTACTACAGATAAGGGGGAAAAGATATGAAGGAGTTCTGGAACATGATACAGATCATTTTTACAGCGGTGGGCGGTTGGCTTGGCTATTTCCTGGGAGGCTGCGATGGGCTTCTCATAGCTCTGGTGGTGTTCGCCGTAACGGATTATATCACCGGCGTCATGTGTGCCATCGCTGACAAGAAGCTGTCCAGCGAGATTGGATTCAAAGGTATCTGCAGAAAAGTTATCATATTTATGCTGGTGGGCATTGCCCACGTGCTTGATGTCAATGTGATCGCCACCGGGAGCGTGCTCCGGACGGCGGTCATTTTCTTTTATCTCTCCAATGAGGGTGTGAGCCTTCTGGAGAACGCAGCTCACTTGGGGCTCCCTGTACCGGAAAAGCTCAAGGATGTATTGGAACAGCTCCATGACAGGGCTGAGAAGGAAAAGGAGGAAGAGTGATGGCTTATACGAACAGTAAGATGGTAGTCCATACAAAACTGAGCCCGAACCATTCCGGGCAGAGGACCCACAGCATCGACAGAATCTCGCCCCACTGCGTGGTTGGGCAGGTGACTGCTGAGAGCCTGGGAAACCTCTTTGCACGCGCCTCCTATCAGGCATCCAGCAATTACGGGATCGACAAGGATGGTCGTGTAGGCCTTTACGTGGAGGAGAAGAACCGCTCCTGGTGTACTTCGAGTAGTGCCAATGACCAGCGGGCAGTCACGATCGAGTGCGCGTCTGATACATCCAGTCCTTACAGGATGAACGACGCGGTATATCAGACGCTCATCAAACTCTGTGCTGATATCTGCAGGAGAAACGGAAAGAAGAAGCTGCTTTGGTTCGGTGATAAGAACAAGACCCTGAACTATTCTCCGGCATCCGACGAGATGGTTATTACGGTCCACAGATGGTTCGCCAATAAAAGCTGTCCGGGGGACTGGCTCTATTCTAGGCTTGGCGATCTGGCAAATAAGGTCACGGCAGAACTTGGAGGCCCTACAGAGTCCGTTGAAACTGAGATCATGCTCAGCAAGGGCGACCGGGGCAGTGCCGTTGAGGAGATGCAGAAGATGCTGATCGCCTGCGGATACTCCTGCGGTAGCTGCGGAGCGGACGGAATCTTCGGTAACGATACGCTGAAGGCAGTCGAGGCATTCCAGAGGGCAGCAGGACTCTCTGTGGATGGTATCTACGGCCCTAAGTCAAAATCGACTCTGACTGCGCAGTATCAGAACAGAGGGAAAGCGGATAGCAAGCCCTACACGGAAGCCTTCATTGAGAAGGTAGCTCCCATGGCGCAGGCAGACCAAAAGACGTATGGTATCCTGGCATCGATCACTATAGCACAGGCAATCCTTGAGTCAGGATGGGGACGCAGTGAACTGGCAGTAAATGCCAACAACCTCTTCGGTATGAAGAAGTCGCTCTCGGGAAATACCTGGTCCGGATCCACCTGGGACGGAAAGAGCGTCTACAGTAAGGAGACGAAGGAAGTATACGCTACCGGACCTGCGACCGTACAGGCAGACTTTCGGGCATACAAGTCCTGGGTGGAGTCCGTCTGCGATCACTCTGCTTATCTGCTGGGAGCGAAGAACGGAAATGTCCTCCGCTATGAAGGACTAAAAGGCTGCACAGACTACCAGAAAGCGGCCCAGATCATCAAGGACGGCGGATATGCCACAAGCCCCACATATGTTGAAAAGCTCTGTTCCATCATAGAAGAGTGGAAACTCACGCAGTACGATGTGATGGATACTCCTACAAAGAAGGAAGAGAAGCCGGATACCGCCGCTATGGCGATCACGATCTATGTGCCGGGCTTTACGACAAGCAGGAGCGATGAGCGGCATGGAGACGGCATGGTGATCCACAGCGAATCCGGCCAGACGTTGGTCATTGACGGATTTGACGGCGGGGCGCCTACTAAGTCACTGATCAGCTACCTGAAAAAACATAATTATAAGGAACTGCACCTAATGCTGTCCCATCCTCATTACGACCACTACAAAGGACTCCGGATGATCATGGCGGACAGCTTTTTCAGTATCAAGACCTTTTTCTGTTATGACCCGGACAGCATCAAACATGGCATCGGAAGCAGCGCCAATGGAAGATCCGTCAAGGAAGACTATGACAACCTGAACGCCTGCATCAACCAGGCAAAGGGGAGAGGTGCCACGATCGACTATCTGGATACGGGAAGATATGTGGTTCTTGGTGATATCGAGTTCAAGGTGTGGAGGAAGCAGCCGACACACTTCACGGACTTGGATGACGGTAACGCCTATGCTTTCACCAATGACGGGTCCTTATGCTGCTATTTCTCGAAGCTCAGATTCCTCACTACTGGTGACGGCCCTACAGATCTGAAGGAAGCGATCGCGTACTTTGGTGACAAGGTCTATGTCCTGAAGGTTCCCCATCACGGAAACAGCTGCTCGAAGAGCAATGCTCAGGCAGCAAGAAATGCCGGCTGCGTAATCGCCTTTGAGACCAACATCGAGTCAAAGGGTCCCGGTACAACGGACTTTACGGCGTATGGAGCAAGGCGCCTGATCGAGCAGGGCGTAAAGGTCCTGATGCAAAACAAGGATATCATTATGACAGCTTCCGGCGGAAAGCTTACCGTGAGGCAGGGCGGAAGCACCTGGACGTTCGATGTACCTTACGATGGAAAGCCTGCACAGCTCTACCGCGTCAGGAAGAGCTGGTCCAACGTGAACTCCCAGATCGGCGCTTACAGCATTCTTGCCAATGCGAAGGCAGCAGCAGATAAAGCTGGTAGCGCCTATGGAGTGTTTGACTGGAACGGGAAGGAGGTCTACAGGGCATCCGGAGTAAAAGATCCGTATCTCGTCCGAGTGACGAAGGTGATGGATATACGGAAAGGGCCGGGGACAAGCCACGGTAAAGCTGAAAGGAAGTGTCCCGCCGGGATCTTTACGATTGTTGAGGTGAAGGGTGACTGGGGAAGGCTTAAGAGCGGAGCCGGATGGATTCAGCTCAGCAAGACGGAGAAGATTTGAGTAGTGAAAAGCCTGAGGGTTGTATCGGAGAGATACGGCTCACAGGCTTTTCTTTTGTTGACAATATATATATATATATAATTTTATTTGGGTATTTGTGCATTATGTATGCTTACATTTGTGGGCTGTGAGCCCACCAATTTTTTCAGAAAATAACAGATAATTAGTAAAGTCAGACTATTGATAATGTGTTTATAGCTTCGAAGAGTATACGGTTTTTAAATGGAGGAAAAGGTGGACTTTAAAAAAAAGAAAGGAGCATACATTGAGCTTCGTAATGGTCTTCAAAAATACCTTGATGCAAAGTCAATTAATGGAATGAAAGCAATCTCATCAGACAGGCTGGAAGCTACCATTATTATCGATACACTAAGAGGCCGAGACGAACGAGAAGAGTTTATTACAGACCTCAAAAGCAATAAGTGTCTATATGAAGGTTCATTCATGAATAAAGCATTAAATGGAGTCTTCAATTTCGACAGAATAGATCAAATAGCCAGTTCAGAATGAAGTAAAGGAGGAGCTTGTCATGGACGAAAAAACAGTGATAGTAGGAAAAATGTCAAAAAAGACTGCCATAATACCCTTAATCATAGGAGGCTGCTTATTCATTTTGGGGTTTTTACTATATTCAGTTAATTTTGGTGGCGCTAAGATTAGTTCGTATAGTGGAAACAAGAAACCTTTTGGAGATTTACTGTTCTTTACATCATCCACAAATTCTGTAATTACAGTTATTCTATATCTGGGATTGCTGTTAATGGTTATTGGTGTTATTTTTTACATTGCGGTCTCTAAGGTATCTATCACTGTTACTGATAAACGAGTATATGGTACTGCGACATGGGGAAAGCGAGTTGATCTACCTTTTGACTCAATTTCGGCTGTTTCAACCGCAATGTTTAATAGCATTGCAGTTGCAACATCTTCAGGATCAATTAAGTTTTCCTGTATTGAAAACTATGAAGATGTACATAAAGAAATCAGCAAATTACTTATCGATCGCCAAAATGCTGGGAAGAGTACAATTATCGTTGAGAAAGAAACAGTTGCTGACAAAGATATTGCGGCTGAATTAAAAAAATACAACGAATTACTGAAAGAGGGTATTATCACACAAGATGAATTTGATGCAAAGAAAAAGCAATTATTAGAGCTATGATATTATTCATCAAGCATAAAATGTAAAGCTCGCAGTTCGCTGCGAGCTTTTTCTTTTTATGTTCAAAAGTTCTCCCAGACGTTATAAAAATCAGCCCTAAGCAGGCATGGGAAGGCAGAGGGATGGATAAGTTCCCTCAGAAGGGAGAACGAGAAAATGCAAGTTACAAAAATCACAACCCCTGCTGAACCTGCTGTGCCCAAGGCGCATCAGCTTTCTGAGAAGCAGTTATACGACGAGATCAACTATCACCGGGCCGAGGGGCTGTCAAAAAAGATGCTGGAAAAAGGGCTCATCACCCCTGATGAATACGACAAACTCCTGGTCGAAATCCGGAAGATATTTGTGCCAATTTTGGCGGAGCTCTTATGAGAATTGAGTTGATATGTGTCGGATAGTATCGCAACATCGGACTACGATCAGGAGGCGAGACCATGAAAAAGATAACGAGAATTGAGCCCACGGCGGCGCAGCCCGTGATGACAAAAACGAAAGTCGCTGCCTACTGCAGGGTCTCCACCGAGGCGGATGCCCAGCTTGTCAGTCTGGAAACACAGAAAAGCCATTATGAAGAGCTCATAAGCGCAAACTCGGAGTGGGTGTTCGCGGGGCTTTATTATGACGAGGGCATCAGCGGGACCAGCAAGGAGAAGCGGCCCGCGCTGCAGCGGATGATCGCAGATTGTGAAGCCGGAAAAATAGACCGGGTATTAGTTAAGTCATTATCGAGATTTGCCCGTAACACCACGGACTGCTTGGAGCTGACCAGAAAGCTGCTCGGCCTCGGGGTGACGATCTACTTCGAGAAGGAGAACCTTGACACCGGATCGATGGAGTCGGAGCTTCTGCTCTCGATCATGAGCAGTCTTGCGGAAAGCGAGTCCCTGTCCATTTCAGAGAACAACAAGTGGGGCATCCGGCACCGGTTCGAGAATGGGACCTTTAAGATCGCCAGCCCTCCTTACGGCTACGACTCGAAAGACGGAGAGATGGTCATTAACGAGGAGGAAGCCAGGTGGGTCCGCTGGATTTTCGCGCAGGCGCTGAGCGGAAAATCAAGCGGAGCGATTGCGCGGGAGCTCAACGAAAAACAGGTACCCACACGGAGAAACGGAAACTGGACGGGCACCACGATCCGGGGAATGCTTACAAATGAAAAGTACATCGGCGACTGCCTGTTCCAGAAGACCTACTCGGATTTCCGCTTCCGCAGGCACTACAATCACGGCGAGCGCGATCAGTTCTATATGGAAGATCATCATGAGGCGATCATCAGCCGGGAAGATTTTGAGGCCGCAGGAGCACTGCTTCAGCAGCGGGCGCGGGAGAAGAACATCAAAAAGGAAGATCTGCGGGTCACTAACAAGTATCCGTTTACCGGGATGCTTGTCTGCGGAGAGTGCGGCAGAAGATTTAAGCGGCACATCAACACAACAGGGAGCCTTAAGTATCCGGTTTGGGTCTGCAGTCAGCATCTGGAAAACGTGGGAGCCTGCTCCATGAAGTCCATCCGGGAGTTCGATCTGGAGCGTGCCTTCACGACCATGATGAACAAGCTCATCTTTGCAAAGAAGGATGTATTGGATGCGCTGCTTGATGGTATCCGAGGAGAGACGCATAAGGAAAACCTGCGACGGGTCGACGAGATCGGCCAGAAGCTGGAACAGAACGTGGAGCGGCGGCAGACCCTGACCACCATCATGACGCAGGGATATCTGGAGCCTGCGCTCTTCACGCAGGAGAGCAACACACTCGCCGCCGAGGCGGATGTGCTCACTGCGGAAAAAGAGCAGCTGGTGAAGGAGATCAGCGGCAGCCTTCATAAAACGGATGCGCTAAACGACTTGATCCGGTACGCGGGACACGCCGAGCCGGACCCTCATTTTGACGGGAAACTGGTCGGGCGGTTTCTCGACCACGCAGAGGTGCGGAGTCGAAACGAGGTGGTTTTCCATCTCAAATGCGGCCTGCGCCTGACAGAAAGGATTGGTGAAAATGAGTAGAGGACATACGCCTTTTGGCTACAGGATCGAAAACGGCGTTGCAGTGATCTGCGAGGATCAGGCAGAGCAGATCCGGAAGATCTACACCGGATACCTTGGCGGACTTTCCCTGAGAAACGCAGCGAAGGAAGCTGGGATAAAAATGGTGCATGCCTCGGTCAGGCGGCTCCTGCAGAATCCGCACCTTTTGGGTGACGACTTCTACCCGGCCATCATTGACAGAGAGACCTTCGACGCCTTTGAGAAAGAACGTAAGCGCCGGGAAAAAGCGCTGGGCCGGGACAATATGCAGAAGAAAACCGTGGAGCCGGTTCCCGCGCCCACATCCTTCCGGATGGCACAAGCGGCACAGATCTTCAGTGATCCTTACCAGCAGGCGGAGTACATATACAGCTTGATTGAAAGTGAGGTTTGAAATGGCAACAGTGAGAATGATCCCTGCCCGGCCTGCGGTCGGCGCGAGGAAGAAAACAGAGAATGCTCCCAAGATCCGGGTGGCAGCATACTGCCGCGTCTCTACGGATACAGATGAGCAGGCGACAAGCTACGATGCCCAGATCGAGCATTACACAGATCTCATCGCAAAGCATCCGGAATGGGAGCTGGCAGGAATCTACGCGGACGACGGCATCTCCGGCACCAACACGAAGAAGCGCGAAGAGTTCAACCGGCTGATCGATGACTGCATGGCAGGCCGTGTAGATATGGTGATAAGTAAGTCGATTTCGAGATTTGCCCGCAACACCCTCGACTGCCTGAAATACATCCGGCAGCTAAAGGAAAAGAACATCGCAGTCTTCTTTGAGAAGGAGGCGATCAACACGCTGGACGCCAAGGGCGAGGTCCTGCTCACCATCATGGCGTCCCTTGCGCAGCAGGAGAGCCAGAGCCTTTCCCAAAACGTTCGGCTGGGGCTTCAGTACCGCTACCAGCAAGGTAAGGTGCAGGTCTGCACGAACCGGTTCCTCGGTTATGACAAAGACGAGGAAGGCAACCTGGTCATCAATCCGGAAGAGGCTGAGGTGGTGAAACGGATCTACCGGGAGTACCTTGAGGGAAAGAGCTACTACGCCATCGGGCAGGGCCTCACAGCGGACGGCATCCGGACGGCAGCAGGCAACGATTACTGGCTGGCCTCCACGCTGAAGAAGATCCTGACGAATGAGAAGTACATCGGCGATGCGCTCTTACAGAAGACAGTCACCACAGACTTCTTAAATAAGAAGAGAGTGGTCAACAAGGGCATCGTGCCGCAATACTATGTGGAAAACAGCCACGAAGCCATCATTCCCCGTGATCTCTTCATGCAGGTGAAGGAGGAGATGGTCCGTAGGGCACGACTGGATACCGGCACCGGAAAGAGGCGGGTCTACAGCGGAAAGTACGCGCTTTCACACCTTGTGTACTGCGCTCACTGCGGTGACATTTTCCGAAGATCGCAATGGTTCATCAGGGGAGAGCACATTCCGGTCTGGCGCTGCATCAGCAGGCTGGAGAAAAAGAAATCCGGCATCGACTGTCCTTCACGGACCCTTTACGAGGCGGATCTGCAGGCTTCGGTCGTGACGGCCTTCAATCAGCTGGTCGAGCAGAAGGAAGACTTCCTGCCCGGCATGCGGCTCGCTATGGAGCGGATGCTCGGACAGAGCAACAGCCCGAGGGTTACAGAGATCGATAAGCAGCTGGAAGCCCTGCAGAAGGAGCTGCTGAAGAAAGCCAACGCCAATCAGGGGTTCGACTCGCTGGCCGACGAAATTGATGCGCTCCGGGAGGAAAAGCAGACTCTTCTGATGGAGGACGCAAGCCGCGCCGGACTAAGACAGCGGCTGACTGAGTTCGAAGAATTTCTGGACGGGCAGGTGACGGGGCTGACAGATTATGATGAGGCGATGGTCCGGCAGCTGGTCGAGCGGATCACGGTTTACGATGACCATCTTGCCTTTGAGTTCAAGTGCGGCATTGAAACGGAAGTACAGATGTGAACAGAAGCATCACGCAGGCGCTCCTTCGGGGCGCTTGTTTTTTTGTCTGCGCGGTAGAAAAGTTCACAGGAGCGTGCTATACTTATAAAGTCATAGGTTGATATTTGAAAGAGGTGAACGGATGCTCCAAAATAACATAGAACTGGATCTGAAAACAAAACTGATCGAGAGCGGCACCACCCAGACGGAGGTTGCGGAGAAGGTCGGAGTATCCCTTGCCTATGTGAACCGCATCACCAAGGGCCGGGAGCAGATCGTGAATAAGACCTTTGTGAAGATGATGGACGAGCTCGGCTATGATGTGGAGCTAACATATAAGAAAAAAGCAGCCGATTGAGGTTGCGGCAATCGGGATTTGGCGATGTAGATTAACTTTTGATTTTCTTCAGCATCAGAAACAGGAGAAAAAGTGATACGGATCAAGGACTTGACATCAGGTAATCCCGTGAGGCTGATACTGGTTTTTGCGCTACCGGTTCTTACGGGGAATATGCTGCAGCAGTTTTATAATTTGGTTGACTCTCTGATTATCGGGCAGCTGCTGGGAGTTACAGCACTGACAGCGGTTTCGGCCTCCGGGTGGCTGGACTGGGCCGTGCTGTCAATCCCCATGGGGCTGGCGCAGGGATATTCCATCCATGCCTCCCAGTGCTACGGTGGAAAACAGTATGCGGAACTGAAAAGAACCGTTGCACAAAGCTATCTGATCTCTGCAGCAGTGACAGTCGCGCTGGAGGCAATCAGCCAGACGCTGCTGCGTCCTGTGCTGACATGGATGAATTCGCCGGAGGAAACCCTTCATCTGACAGAGAACTATCTGCGAATTATCTATGCAGGCCTGCCGGTGGTGATGTGCCTGAATGTGTTCAGCGGCTTTCTGTACGCGCTGGGAAACAGCAGAACGCCTCTGCTGGCTCTGGCCTGCGCCACGGCGGTAAACATCGCTCTGGACTGGTGGTTTGTCGGTTCCCTGGGCCTTGGCACTAACGGCGGCGCGTATGCGACCGTGATAGCACAAGCGGTTTCCGCCGGAATCTGTCTGGCTGCGGTATTGAAGATTCCGGAACTTCGCCCTCAGCGGGTCGATTACCGTCCTGACCGGATAGTGATTCGAAAACTTGTTCGGCTCGGATTCCCGATTGCCTTTCAGAACCTCATCATTTCACTTGGAGGGCTCATACTGCAAGGCGTGGTCAACGCCTTCGGATTCGTCTTTATGGCCGGGTACAACGCGGCCTCCAGGCTGCAGGGACTGGTGGAAATCGCAGGATCTTCCCTGGGGAGCGCGGCGGGTACCTTTACCGGGCAGAATTATGGCGCCGGAAGAATGGATCGTGTAAGGCTGGGGCTGCGGCGTTCAGCACAGATCGGTTTTCTGCTCGCACTTACCGTCGGAGGGCTGATGACAGTATTCGGAAAGTCCATTCTTTCCCTGTTTATCCGGGATGAGGCGGAACTGGCAGATCAGGTGCTGGCGATTGGATATGATTTTCTTCGGGTGATGGCAGCCGGGTTGCCCATGCTATATCTGCTTTTTGTTTACAGAACTACACTGCAAGGCTTGGGCGATACAGTGATGCCGATGATTTCCGGCTTTTTGGAATTGGCGCTGCGTGTTGGAGCAGCGCTGCTTCTTCCTGCGATTCTGGGATATTGGGGAGTTTATCTGGCAGAGATTGCAGCATGGATTGGTGCGGGAGCTTTTCTGATCATGGTCTGTTATCATCGACTGCACAGGCTGACAAATACCGTGGAAGAAACAAAATGACGCGATATTGTTCCCTAAGATTTACGCACCTTTCCGGTTTGATGGCTCCCTTTTGGAAAGATATTTCGGAATATGAAGGAGAAAGAACAGATGAATCTGAACAGGATGATTCCCAAAGCAGGCGCAGCGATCGTAACGGTGACAGTGTTTCTGTTTGCTGCATTTGAGATCATTAATTTTTCGATGGGCAG